TTTAGCCAAGAGGCGCAGACAAGTTTGCCAACTTCTAGAGCTGACCCCATGATGATAATTGGAATTACTGCGGCAGAAAATATAGCGGTCAAACCCACTACTGAGTAGTAGATTGCGACCGCCGATATTGTTAAACCTGTTAGTAGTAGTAGATACGCTAATATCATCCTATTCTTTCTATTATAGTGGGCTTCCAGCTAATGTTGTACCGCTGATCTGTGTTACTGCTACAGTACCAAATGCAGTTACTGGAACGCAAGGTTGAGTGATTGTAACATTAACCTGTGTGTCGCCGATTGTTGGGCTCCAAACACGCCATGTACGCTTATATCCAGTTGTGCTACCACGTACGATACCTGTAGTAACCAAATCCTGGATTGCTAGTGCTGTTGAAGTAATTGCTTGTGTTGTTCCACCAGCATTGATACTGTAATATGCAGTACCTGTTGTACCATCAGCATTAGTAAAAGTTACACCAGCACTAGTAGCACCGTTGTAAGCTAAAACTTTGTTCCATTCGCCAAGAATGAAATAATCACGTTGGAATTCGATTGTGAACGCAACACCGCTTGGTTGGTTAGTTGCGTCTGTATTAACACCACTAGCTACTGAAACTACGATGTCATAGATACGGCAATCTGCTATGTTTGACAAATTGTCAAGAATAGCTTGCCAACGTAAGTTACCCTGTGCTAATGTTAGGGCTTGAGCGGCAGTTAAAGTTGAACCGTTTGTATACGCTGTATTGTTCCAATCGTATGGCCAAACACCGCCGCCGTTAGTATTACCCGTAGCTATTGGGTAATTTGTTGTATTTGTAGTGATAACCACGCGATAAACGCCTGGTGATAACTGGTTTGAGTCTAAATTAAATCCTGATCCGGCCATGATGGGCTCCTATGTATATTAGGTATTTATCTGTAAATAGCCTCTAATGCTCATTATACACAGAGGCTATTGAGATTGCAAATTATTTGAAAATAATCATAGCCATTAAGCCAGCTTGTACAAAAAAGCCAAATCCAATGGTTACAATATTTAAAAAGTCCTTTTGAATAGCGGCTTTGATAAAAAAGCAAAACAATCCAGCCCATGCAAACAATACTAGATCTACAGGGGGCATTTTTTCAGTTAGTCCTGTTAGGACTGCTAAAAGCGTAGGAACAGTGGCTAGATGCATTAGAATAACTGCTACCCAACCCATTGTTTCTGCACTTACATGCGGAGCATGTTCTTTGATGTTTTTAACCCATAAATCTAGATCAAATAAATCATGTATTTTAGACTTAATTGTTTGTAAAATTACTGCTGTGTTCATAATTTTTCCTTAGTGATAAAAGACATGATGTCCAATTTTGGCTATGGGTTTCTTGCCCCAGCCAGGGTTAACGTAATCTGCATGATAATATAGCGCATTGTTTAGGTCTCTTAAACGGAATCCTTCTAACAATACTTTTTTGGCTACTTCCATACTTTCTGTATACACAGGGCCGTTCATGGGCTTCTGGCTACCAGCGGCAGTACAGTACCAGCTAAACTGGCAAAATACTTTTTGGTATACAATATTTTTTTGATAAACTACACCGCAGATATCGCTTGGGAATTCTCCGCTTTCGGTGCGATTTATAGTGACTTGCGCAACTGCTACTTTACCTTCGAAAGGTTCATAGCCTGCTTCATAGTAAATGTTACGAGCTAGACAATCCAATTGTGTTTGTCTCATTTGGGCTGTAACTGGACTCGCTTCTGTGCGAGATTGTTTGAGTGTTTCGAATTTTTTCGAAACTGCTACTTGTGCTACTGCTAATATACTTATTGCTACCAATAAGTTTACTGCTATTTTGATAATGCGTATCATTGTTTTCTCCTTTACGCTGGATGAGGTATCGCTAGTACCGTCATTGGTTAATGTTTGGCTGTTTCCGTTTCTCCTTAAGTTAGCCTTTTTATGTCCCAAAACTTTTGGGTGCAATATATAGTTATCATCTGAGTAACCAGGTAATATACTATTATTTTGAATGGGCACTATTTATCTCCTCATTCGGGAGATATCTACTGCCTGTTCATCACTAAAAACCGGCACTGCGTTGCTTTTATGCATGGTTGCAATACCTTTTACTTTAGTTCCTGTGTAGACTTTGGCTGGTGCTAGCGTAGCATTGCCTCCGCCTGTATCTCTGCTCTTGATATGAGCTGTGGTGTTACGACCTTCTGGAATAGTCAAACTGTATCCAGTGGACATCAAACTACCTGCACTCATAGCACGGGCACGTTTTTTATTTTCTTGTTCAATACCTTGACGTTTGAGCAATTCTTTCCAACTTTCGTCCAATTCTCTAGCCTTTCTAGCATGTTCTGCCGAAGCAAACTTCTTTTTGCCTTTCTTTTTGCCTGTAGTTGAATACATAGGCGGTAGCAAGTGCATACTCAAAATATTCTCCAAAAGTTATAACAGTACTGCTAGTATACAGTAAATTTTGAACTATGTCAATCAGGGATTATACTCGAAAACTTTCGCCACATCCACAACGGTCACGCTCGTTTGGATTGGTAAATTCGAATCCTTCGTTAAGTCCATTCCGGACCCAATCTATAGTTAGTCCAGTAAGATACGGTTCATCTTTATGACTAACTAATACGCAGAAATCATTGTGAGCGTAATTTGTCATACCAACTTCTGCTTCGTATTTGTCTACATATTCTAGCACATACGCTAGTCCACTACAGCCAGTTGTTCTTACACCAACACGAATGCCGACGCCTTTACCTCGTCGTTCTAAGTTTTGTTTAATTTTTTTACTGGCTGTGTCGGTTACGGTAATCATCGATTGCCGCCTTTATTGCGTCTTCTGCGAGGATTGAGCAATGGATTTTAACAGGTGGAAGAGCCAGCTCTTCGGCGATGTCGCTGTTTTTAATACTTCTCGCCTCGTCAAGAGTTTTTCCTTTGACCCACTCTGTAACGAGTGAACTAGAAGCGATTGCGGAACCACATCCGTATGTCTTGAAACGAGCATCTCTAATAATACCATCTTCTACCTTTATTTGTAATTTCATGACGTCACCGCAGGCAGGTGCACCAACCATGCCAGTACCGACTGTAGGATCGTCTTTTGAAAAAGATCCTACATTTCTCGGATTTTCATAATGATCAATAACCTTGTCTGAGTAAGCCATTTTAGTTTGGTACTAGAACTGTTCTGTAGCAGTTACATCCAGCATCTAATATAGCTTCCCAATGATAGCCAGCTGGTTGTGGCCAATAGGGTGCGGCTGGAGGAGGTGCTACCGGTTGAGGTTGAACTATAACTACATCGGGCTGTCGTGGTCGACCGATTTCATATCCAATAACTCCACCGACTACTGCTGGTACTACCCAACCGTAGCCTGGGCGATAGACATAGTGTCCGCCACCGTGATGCCATCCTTCCGCATGAGCATCTGAAGTATAAGCAAATAGAGCACTTAATGCCAAAATACTGGCAAAAATTGAACTAATGATTAGCTTGGATTTCATTTTGTTTCTTTACGAGCGTTTTTAACTGCTGTAACATCGTTACGAGTTTCTTTGCAGGTTTTAGCCAATTCTTGCAAATGTTTACGTACACGAGTACCTGCGGCGCTTACACCTTTATCGTAAAACTTTTCAAAATCTGCTTCCATTTCTTCTACGATTTTGGTAAACTCTGAATATTTGTTTGTGCTCATAAAATCTCCTTTGTTGAACTACAGTTGTAATTTAGCATTATCTACAGTAATAGTCAATCGTATTGATTAACCTGCAAATACAGTTTGGCTAGCAGAAGATATCAAATGTCCATTACTCATAGAATCCGATAATCTTGCTACACCTTTATCCTCGGCAAATACAGTTGATGAATGACTTAGTACGTTTGCGCCTTTTGAATCTACCGAAAGTCCTTCTACTGCAACTAGTTTATCTTCAATTATGACAGTGGTAGTGCCTGAAGTAATTAGCCCTTCAGTTGTTGAATCACTTTTTCTAGCTACGCCTCTATCAGCCATATATTATTTGATAATGGTTGGTGTTGGTGGGCCGCCTGAAGCAGGCGCAGTAGATGCCGCTTCTGCTCTGGCCGTTGCTTTTGCCACACTTGCATTACCTGCGGCAATTTTATCGCTTACAAAAGTAGTAGCACTCTTCTGCCATGCGGTAATCTGGGCTAATAAATCTGCGCCGGTACTTGTTGATGCGAGTAATGTTTTACCTAACCCTACTGCGGTAGTTGCGGCATTGGTAACAGCCGATGTTATCAAATTACCAGCAGTTGCTTGTGCCGTTAGCGTACCGACGTCGGTTGCGGCTCCTGATACCTGTTTAGTATAGGCGTCGTCTTTAACTTCTACAATAGGTAAGTTAGCTTCTGTTCTAGTAGTATTGGTCGTAGTTTGCACAAATTGATTATGTTTAATTTGATCAGCTAGAGCCATCTGCTGTATAGCAAGTGCAGTTGCTTGGAAACCTGTACTAGCAGTGATTGCTTTATTCACAATGTCAGCGGCTTGTAACACTGCTGTTGATAATTTGTCAACACTAACGTGTAACTGATTTAAATCGCCTTTGATCTCAGCTAGGGTTTTTCCTGTTGCGCCGCCAATTGCTGAAATTGACCCAGGTTGCACATCTTGTCCGCCTGCTCCGCCATTCAATGCCGCTTGTATTGCCTGTAACTCTACTGCAATATTTAATAATGGAAATGTAGGATCATAAGTAAAGCCATTTATTGTTGTTACGCCAGAACTGGTTACCAATATAGGCATAGCCATAGCTTGTGCGCCCATTGGATCAAGTGGTGGATTTGATGGAATAAATGGCATAATAAAGTCCTAAAACAATATTTATACTAGCTTAATGCCGGTGGTATTTTGAATATAAGTATCTGCGGCATCTTTACCCGTTGGGGCTAGTACCATTACTGTGCCTTTAAATATTTCAATATCTGCTTCTGGCTCTGTAGTAAACAAAAAGGGAACTAAAGCTATGCCTTTTTGACTTGCGGTCAACACCAACGGTTTTGCTACTTTGATACTCGTTGCAGTTTCTTCTATTAGTTTAGCGACAATCTCTTCGCCCGCAGTTGTTTTAATTGTTACAACTTCACCTGATGCTACGCCTTTGTTAATTAACATATTATACCTTTTCGAAATGTTTTTTGAGTTCTGTGAACCCGCCTATGTAATTATCGTCTAAAAATATCTGTGGTAAAGTTCTGGCAGTAGGTACAGCTTCTAATAACTGCTCTTTGGTCCAGGTTGTTTGAACATTGCGTTCTTCGTATTCGATACCTTTCATTTCTAGCAAGGCTTTGGCCTGTACACAAAATGGGCAGGCGTTTTTACTCCATACAATAGCTTTCATTTTATTCCTTATAATGTTGGTAATTCATCGTAGTCAAGCACATCACTCATGACTCCGATAACATAGTTAGTTGATTCACTTTCCTGTAGTGCAGTTTGTTTACTGCTGGTGTTAACGTGTTTGTTAAACCAAGGAATTGGAGTTGATTTAGGAGCAGTAGCTTGATATTTGATACCAATTTCTTTTAATGCTCCAACTGCTGTGTAATCAACAAAATCACGCAGGATGTTTGCATTTAAACCAATCACTGGACCTAGCTTAAACAAATAAGTAGCCCAATCTTTTTCTTCTCGGATAACATCCATATATAGTTTGTATACTTCCTCTTCGCACTCTTGTTTGGCCTGTGCAAAGCGTGGATCTTCTTTGACCACTTGATTAATTAAAAATGCTGTCCAGCCTTTGTGTAGTAGTTCGTCTTGCAGGATCAAACTGATAATGTTACCGTTACCAATAAAGATCTTGTTCTCTACCATAGCAAGACTCGTAGCAAAACTAACCATAAAGCGAAACGCTTCTAGTGCATAGCTTGCATGTAGTGCCATCCAAATTGCACGGATATGTGTGCTTTCAGGAACTTCTTGTCCTAATTCTTTAGCGCAATTTAAATGATGCAGGTCATCATAGTACTTGCCTACACTACTGGCCATATCTACAATTTCACTCGTCTCGTGGATTGTATTGAATACTTCCTTGGGTACATTATAGATATTACGAATAATATGACTATAGCTACGTGAATGAATATTTGTTTCAAAGAATGTCCAATTATAAACTAGAGATTCTAATTCTGGTAAACTAACAACTGGTGTAAAGATTTGGCTTGGGCCGCGTCCTTGTAAACTGTCCAGTGCTGTTTGACGCAACAAGTTACTGGTAAAGATATGTTTAACAGCATCGCTAGCATCTTTGAAATCATTTGAATCTTTACTTAGACTAATTTCTTCAGGTACCCAAAAAAATCCACGAGCTGTTTTTTCAAAGTCAACAATTTTATTATATTTTACTTCTTCAAATCGTTGTATAGTAACTGGGCCAGATGGATCCAAAAACATCTTACGACTAAGATAGTCTGTTTTTGTCTTTAAATTATATTGTTCTTTGCTCATTAATATTTTCCTGATGCAAGCACTATCTTGCAAATATGTTCTAATCGTTCAATATGTTCATAGGCACGCCATGGGCTAGTGTCAATGGAAACTACTCCATGTCCTTTTATACCTACAATATCATAGGCAATATTACCCATGCTGTCTAATTCTAATTTTTCAAAACACTGGTTGGCTAGTTCCTGACTAATAGGAGGAACGTCTGGTACATTAGGTGCGACTTTTGTATAGCGATTCAGTTCTGGAAAATCTTTACTAATAGTGCTAAGGTCGATACCGGCATGCATAGCGGCAATACAGTAAGTTGGATGTATATGGACAATAACTCTGACGTCATTGCTGTGTTGACCCATTTCTTTTTGTAGTCCGAAGTGTAGAGGAATTTCTCCACTAGGTTTTAAATTAGCACTGATATCAGTATATTCCATTTCTTGCCAATTATAACCATATACACCTGTGCCAAATCCACTGTTAATCCATTTGCCAATTATGATCTTTTTAAATTGATCTGGTTGTAGTGTTTGTTTACGCACACCACTTGGAGTGATATAAAAATGGTTACGGCCGTGATGTCGTATACTTACATTACCATCACGACTGGTAATCCAGTTTCGGCTATATGCTTCTTGCAATACATTACAGATAGTTTCTAACATTATAGTTTACATGCCTCACAATCATCTTCTAGCTCTTGTGTCACATAGGTTTGTGCAACTGCTACTACTTCGTCTGTTGCACGGCTTCCTGCCTTGTTAATCAAACTATAGTAGAATGTTTTCAATCCCCACAACTGAGCCTGCATCAAATTCTTTGCAATCAGCGTAGTTGGAACTTTACGTCCTTCGAAGTGCGCTGGATTGTAGAATGTGTTGGTACTTATACTTTGATCAACATAGGCGGCAAGAACTGCGGCTGTTTTCAAATAGCCTGTGCAATCCTTTTGATCCCACATCAACTGATACTTGTTTTTAAGTTTAGCGTATTCAGGAACAACTTGTGTAAATGAACCTGCTTTACTTTCTTTAGTACTAATCAAACTCATTGGCATTTCAATTCCATTAGTGCTGTTTATAACAACACTACTGCTTTCAACTGGCGCAACTGCCATTAGGGTAGCGTTACGAACTCCGTACTGTTTCATATTAGTGCGTAGTGTCTCCCAGTCAAGTTCTGGTGTAAAGTCCGCTAGTTCATTAGAGCCAGCGGCACGTAGTTCCCAAGGAAACATGCCTTGCCCATACCGTGTCTTATCACTATGTGTACACGGTCCGCGTTCTTTGGCTAATTCTACAGTAGCCTCTGTTAGATAAAATGCTTGATGTTCCATCCAGCTTTTAACATCTTGTAGTGCATCTTTCTCTCCATACTTCAATCCACGTTTGGCATGCCAGTAGGCTAGGTTAGTAACACCGATACCTAATGGTTGAATTTCATCGTTAGATAACTTGCTCTGGATTGATAGGAAGTCTTGGTAATCTAAGATATTGCATAGGCTACGCTGTAGAATACGGCAAGCACGGCGCATGTCTTCTGGATTACGGAAGGCTCCCCAGTTGATAGATCCTAGTGTACATAACGCTATGCGACCTTCGACGTCATCCAGACGTTTGAAAGATTTTGTAGGCAGTAGGATCTCACAACACAAGTTGCTTTGGTAGATAGTATGGAACTCAGGATCAAATGGTCCTTGATTCTGTACATTGTCAATGAACACTAGATAGATACGTCCTGTATCAGTACGTTCTTTTAATATGCCGCTTTTGAATACTTCTTCAGCAGCCATTTGTTTTTTGCGTAGGTCTTTACGCTTTTCATATTTTACATACAACTCTTCAAATAGAGCTGTGTTCTTGTAAAACGCTTCATATAAGTCAGGCACTTCATTAGGATCAAAGAATGTAATCTGTTCCTTGTTCTTAAAGCGGCGCCAAAAGAAGCTAGATAGGACTACACCGTAGTCCATGTGTCTTACTCGTGTTTCTTCCGTTCCCTGATTATTCTTAAGGACAATAAGATCATCAAACTGAAGATGCCATATGGGATAAAAGACTGTAGCACTTGCATTACGAATTCCTCCTTGACTACAACTACGTAAATCTCCGAACCATTTCTTTAAAAATGGTATCATACCAGTATGCATGATTTCGCCACCGCGAATTGGGGAGCCCAATGGGCGCAGTCGACCGATTTCCAATCCAATCCCCGCACGTTTACTGGCATACTTTGCCATCATTTCACCACTAGCAAATATACTATCGAGGTCATCATCGCTACGTATGAGAACACAAGAACTAAACTGCTTAGTAGGAGTGCCAAGTCCGGCCAACACAGGAGTAGCAAGAGTAAACAAACCATCAGAAGCCGCATTATAATATTCCTTTATGTAACGCATACGAGCTGTATTAGGTTCCTCTTTATGGAACACAGTAGCCGCCGCGATCATATATCTTATTTGAGGTGTTTCGTAAGTTTGTTTAGTAGCTCTGTTTTTAACAAGATACTTTTCGATCAACTGTTCAATAGCCGCATAAGAATAACCTTCGTCTTTCTCATGGTCTAACATTTCGTTCATTCGATTCCAGTCGTCTTCTGAGTACCATTCTAATAGTTCAGGAGTATACAAACCAACTTCGACATTTTTCTTAACGATAGTGTATAAGTGCGGAACCTCATAACTACCGTAGACATCTTTACGCAACATACTTAAACGTTGTTTACCTGCTACGTATTGATAGTTAGTGTGTCCAACGTCTGCATTTTGCTCAACATCAATTAGGTCAACGATTGCACGTAGTGTTATGCCATCGATTTCACTTGTAGTGATACCATCGTAGAAGTGCAATTGAGCTTTGATCTCAATCATACTTTGACTAACGTCTGCAATGCCTTGACACACTTTTGCCACTTGGGCTTGCCACTTTTCAATATGTAGTGGCTCTTTAATTCCGCTTCTTTTAATTACTGTAATATTCATTTCGTCCGCTTTACGAGTTAGTGTGATTGTCTAGGAAGTATTTATTGAATCACAAAACTCCACCAAAGTTCTTTGGTGTCCTATTTTTCTTAATCAAATCGCAGAGATATCGCAGGTTCTTTCAAACCCGAGAGACATATCTCTACCTTAAAATGAATTATATACGCATTTATTTCTAATGTCTAGCAGTTCGATTATAAAACTGCTGAATAGGAATACATCACAAAGCCGGTGTCACTAGTAGCAGAATTGACATAATCAATTTCTAAACTATTGGCTACAATACGAGCTGTGAATGCCAAACTTACGTTGTAGGTATCATCGCCTGTATAATCATACTCATCCGATAATTGCACGTTATTGTTGACAACATCGCACATGATGGTCATTGAGCCTCTACGACTAATAGCACGATAGGTGCTACGATAGATGTAATTGACCACGTAGTTTACACCATCAGTCGGTAATGGTAAACGGAAAGCAAATGTTGAACTACTAGTGTAGTTTGTAGTAATTTGTCTAGTACCATAACTGTTATATGATACAAGTCCACTTACTTCTGGATAATAAGGAACACTAAATGTTATTGAGCCACTTGGAGTTCCGTTAGGTGCCGCACTTAGTACTACTTGATTGTTAAGTACGTTAACAGTTTGCACAATCCAACTATAAGGACTAACCGCAGAGTTAAATCCTGTACCACTAACAGCCATACCTGGAGTAATACCAGTTACGCTGGCTACTTGTAGTGTAGTACCGCTACTACCAATTGAAGAGTACGCTGAACTAACTGTAGGAACAGCAGTTGCTAGATCGTCTCCACGATCACTTTGGTCGTATTGACTACTGTTGCCGCCTGTGGCAAAATAAATTTGAGGATACTGTGCTGAGGTAAGATTGTTACCGCCATTGTTACCAACGTTAATCAAACGAGTATTGCGTGTTGCATTACCAGAACCGTAGTAGATGTAAACGGCATGTTGTTTTACATTTTGGAATAGGCAGTTTTCAAAAGTTGTGTTGCAAGGACCATAAACTTGTCCTGTGCTACTGTGGTTACTAGTTTTACCTAGTGCCGCACCTTGTTGCACATCTGTAACATACAAGTTTTCAAACAGATTATTTAAGATATCGTTGTTAGATAAAACACCATAACCAAAACTTGAAATTTTTAAATTCTTAAACAAATTGCGTTGGCAAGTGACCAAGCGGCTAAATGCTGTTAGATAAATGCCGCGACTAGTTTCTGTAAACAAACCGCCCCATGCGCCAATAATTTCAATATTCTCAAACGTACTGTCACGCACTGCATCTAACTGCATGCCTGCTTGGTCTGGAGTGTTAGAAAATAAAGTTACGTTGCGTAGTTCGATATACTTAGGTTGGCTAATATAAGTTGGACTTGGCGCACTATTAGCAGTAAATTTTAATACTCCGCTAGGTGTACTGTCAGGTGGAGCACTAATAGTCACTGTCTGACTATCAACAATAGATGTAACAGTTTGCGCACTATTAAATCCAGTTCCTGTAATAACCATACCCAATGCAATACCAGTTGTTCCTGCTAGTGCATCAGTTCTAACTAATTTTAGTGTAGTTCCACTTGATCCAACTGGATTGTATGTTGGGTTTTCTACAGTAGGCATACTAAAGATATTAGGAACGCCTGGTGTAGCAGTATCATTAACAAATTGTACAACTGCACCTGGTGTGCTAGCTGTGTTGTTAAATTGAATAACAGTCTTACCCATGCCTGCACCTATTAGGGTAGCATAGCTAGGTATGTATAGTGTTGAACTAATTATAAATGTGCCAGCAGGAAATATCAATGATTTTCTACTAGCTGTGTTTGTAATGTTAATTGGGTTTAAGAATAACTCATTAATAGCCAATTGAATAGCGGCTGTGTCATCAGTCACACCGTCACCCTTTGCACCAAAGTCGAGTACATTGGCTACATCGTCTAGTTTATTCTGTGCGCCACGTACAGTAGGATAGTTAGGACCGCTAACACCTGTAACGATTGAATAATCGTTTTTCTTATATTGATAAGTGATTAGGTCAAGAATACTTCCGTTAGATCCTAAGTCATTCTGTGTAAGAATCTTAGTGTTTCCAACTTTAGGCGCACCCTCTGCAACAGAGCCGTTACCTATGTATAAGTTTTGCCCGTCGATGCTCCATGCCATTTCGCCCGAAGCTAATTGTGGTAGTCCTGTGCCTGAGTTTTCTTTACCCCTGCGGACTTGAATTCTTGATATCTGTACGACAGCCATTGAAATATCCTCTATATAGGATATTTATCAGTTCTGTTTATAGTATTGCTCCACCCTATCCCACCAGCGTTTTTCCCAGTAATCAAACTTGTCAGGAGTCAGTATAAATTCCTGGTATACAGGAGTTCCCCATTGTAAAGGCGCAATTTCAGGCGGTTTAACGCACATTAGTACAACACCTTTGCGTATATTTGTGCCATGCACTTCATTATGTGCCAAAGCATAGGCAGTCAGCTGAAGATAGTAATCTTCGATGTATTCTTCTTTTTTAGGCTTATTAGTTTGCTTATAATCTAGAATTGCTTCTTCATTTAGATGTAATCCGCATCCATCTGTAGTACCTGCATACAATCCTGGAAAGTATAAAGGAACTTCTACTCCCCATACTTCGTTGACATTACATAATCCTTGCTTGATAATACACTCTGCCATACTATGGCTTTGTTTACTATAAGGATTAGTGCCTGGAGGATTAATTGTACCTTGTATAACATAGTCCTCTAGGAACTTGTGCATACGTGTACCACGTCCTGCGGCTTCGGTTACAATCTCCTGAGCTTTGGCTTCACCTACCCGCTTTTTCCATTCGAGTAGGGCTTGTACTTTTTCCCAAGGTTTTGTCTTGTCTAAAATAGTAGTAACGCTAGGAACTTTAGTTCCATCCGGAGTAGCATATAAACGCTTGCCCTCTACGCTTTCTCTATTAATTGGAGTGTAGTTAAATCTTTCTTTAAGTAAGGTCATAGGACAATTTTACTATCTTGTCCTATGTTTGTCAATACTAATTACGCCAAAGATGTATTGGCGGCGCCACGTTGTGCTGTTGTGTCTAATGCACTTTTACCTGCGCTGGCACTTTGTACTCTTGGATGATCGCCTTCCTTATAAGTTTTGATTACAAGTCCGTCGTGGTCAAAGTCTTCAACGTGTTTGTGTAACACTTGTTGTTCATCGGGTAGTTGATCTTCAGCTTCCCAACGAGCGGCAAACATGCTGTAATCCATTTGTCCACCATCGCCCATCTCAGCAGAGATAGTTGACCAGTCAGCTGGTGCAGTTGTTTCGTCGTTGTTTGCTTTTGATTGTATTGCTAGGATAGCTTGAATTAAAGGATCGGAAACTGTTTCAGCTTCCGATTCCCATATTACTTTTTTTTTGAAGCTAACATTTGGCCTAATTTGCGACTGTAAGCCGCATTTTCTCTTACTTCACGGCCTAGTGCTGGTTCAGCATTAGCCATGCCTTCTTCACCGCCTTCTTGATCCATATCGCCTTCTTCACCGCCTGGCATGCCTGGTTGTGGAGTTCCTGCCATTGCATCTGCGCCTGGTTGTTCTGCGCCCATCATTTCGCCTTGTTCACCGCCTGAAATAACAGAAAGTGCTGAATGTAAATGACTACGTGTTTGTTCTAAGTGTGAATATAATTCATCTAGTGCAGGACGTACTGCTTGTGTATATTGTTCGGCTGTTTGTGCGCCTAACTCTGCTCTTATAGAGTCTAATAATTGTAATAGTTGCTCGGCACGCATTTCGGAGACATCGTCTAACCAACCTGTTACGCGATCAACCATGTCTTTTGTAGACATAATGATTTTGGCTTTTTCTTCTTCGCCTTCTTGTAGATAAACAATGTCGTATGCTACGCTTTCATTTAGATCGTAACGAGTAATTAATTCACTTGCTAGTTCTTCTTGATCGCTTTCGCCTAATTCAATTCTTTGAATTGCACTAGCAATCCAATTTGTTGGTACTGAATGCTCTTTAGCCTTTAGTGCTAATTTAGCAAGATAAATGTCGTTACCGTGTTCCATACTTTCCTCTGCCTTTTTATGGTTTTTGTTCTTCAACATGCCACGTTTGTTGGCAGTTGCCCATGCAATGTTTTCAGCTTCTTTATCTGAATGCCCAGCTTTCTTTTCGCTAGATTTGATATGTTTTACCATGCGATCTACTTTAGCACCTTCATCTAATCCTACAGTTTCACGATCCAAAATCTCTTGTGTAATTACATCGTGTAACATACGAGTTTTTTGATACTGTGGGCTTGTAGTAATGCTGTCGAAGCTTTCGCTTACTTCAAACTGGCTCATTTCTGTGCGTAGTTTGTTTTGCGCATCGTGTAGTTGTTGGTCAGTAAATTGATCAAGATTTAGTTTATAGCCAATGTTCTTAGCCATATTTTCATTGAGTTGTTTACTTGTAATTGGTTGAGAAAGATCTCTAATTTGCATGGTATTATCCTAAGCTATCATATCGTATTTATACAAAACTCCAGTGAAACCTCTTGGATATTTCTTCCTTATAGATGTCCGCTAGCCATGTACTGTGTTCTAATTTATTAAGCATAATCATGTATCTATCAAATTCTTTGATCTTTTTGATATGATGCTGACATACCTGTACTGTAGTATAGTTGCTCCAGTACTTATTATCAAGCTGTTTGACTTCATTAAAGCCGTTGAAATCCAAACGATCCAAAGCCTTAGCGCCTATTAGGGCGCAGGACTTGAGATTAAACTCTCCGTGCGGATCTAAAGTAGTTTTACTTAGAATCTGCCAAATACCTTTCTTGTTTTCTTTTACAATAAAATTCTTATAGGCTACGCTACCGTCGGGCAACGGCACAAGTTTCATTGTTTTATTAAATTCTGCTTCAAAAGTTTCTGCTATTTTTTGAACGTTGGGCTTGGCCGCAGATTTAGTTTGTTTTTTAGATTGGCGTTTTTTTAGGGTCATTTGCAACTACTTTAGGATTTTCGTGTCCAATCTTAGTTACCAGACTTTTACGGATCAAGGCCTCGATCCTGAAACGCTCAGTTTCATTTAGACTGTGTAGGGAAACAGGAGTTTTTAATTTGGCCAGAATTGCCGCTTCTTCATTTGTAGTGAAGATTCCAAACTCTCCTAATAATTCACTTACTCGCATTATAGTCCTGCCAAACGTGCGATACGTGCTAGTGTGCTTTCACCTTGCTCTTCTTGTTGTAATGGCTGACTAGTTTGTGCAGAGCCAGTGGTTAGACTTGAATAGTCCTGTGAGCCCACATATAGTTTTCCACCGCCTGATGCCGCTGGAATCATTTTGCCATTAGCATTTAGATAAACAACTTGAAAGTATTGTGTCTTTAATTTAGCTTCAATTTCAGGTGTAAGTGTTGGCCACTTTGAACTTGGAGTAATCACTTGAGGACCAGTTCCGCCCATTAGTGCCGCAGGCTTGCCTCCCTGCATACTTACTTTGAATGTATTATCTCGGCCTGGTTTAGTTTCTAGTCCTGCACCGCCAGCTAGCACATCTTCGTTAGGCTCTTCGCCTAGGCCTACGGTCACTGTCTTGTTATTCAATGCACCAGGTTGTTGATTCTGCTGTTGTGCCTGCATGGCCTTAGGATTGATCTTAGGATTAGATGGATCAGTCATGTCAATTTGATCTTGCGCAACTGTAATAGTACCTGGTGTAGGTTGTCCTGGAGTTCCTGGTTGTGCGCCTTGTGGAACTAGAGTAACTGTTTTTTGTTGTCCTGGAGCGGCAGTAGTTTGTTGCGGAGCAACTGTATATTTTTTAAGGCTTGATGAATTAGATCCTGTACCCATTCCTGGAAACATTGATTGATTATCTTCGCCCACTATTTGTTTTACTTTCATTACCTATTCTCCAAGCTCAAATGAGCATCTTTTAATCTTTGTAAGTGTTTGTGCAGTTTGTCTATCTGACCACGTGTACGTAGCAGTTTATATGCTAGGTTTTCAACACTAAATTCTCCGCCTACATCTAAACCTGTTTGACGCAGACGTTTTAAATCTTTCATTACTTCTTCAACTGTATTTAAGTCATCTGACTTGAGAGCTTTATTAACCATGCTACTATAACCGCGGGCTTTAGAGCGCACTTCTCTGTCAGTGATTTTAGGTATCTTGTGTGTGGGTTTGGATAACCATATATTATCAAGTACACTATAGATACCAGCTGAGTGGTGAGGCTGTGCCTCATCTTGCACATAGACTTCAACATCTATGCCTTCTATCTTTATTTGGTGTTTATAGTTATAGTTGTTTTTCTTAGCATCAAACAATTCTCGTATTAGAGGATTGTCTGGCATGGTCACTACTAGATGTAGATCTAAATCACTATGTTCGCCATAACCATAGCTAGCATTACTACCGCTGATGGTGATGTCTTTTAAATTGATGTTTGGAATTGCGATAAACTTAACAAAGTCTTGAGCTATGTTAAGTAGCTTGTTGCGCACTTCTCTACGGAGGAAATTGTTACTCCACAGCTTAGGGTTAAGCTCTTTGTTGTAATGAACGGATTGGACGAATTCTGTGACTAGCATTCAGTATTTAACTGAATTATAGTCCTATGAGCTTGATTAGATCTTTAATATTGGCGGCATGTATCCAGCCTGCACCTGCCATAAATGCTAGTCCAATCATGCTGTATTTGACCCATTTGTCTTTGACTTGTTGTAGGTCTTTAACTTTACCAGCTAACTCATTGTGTTGCTGAGTTGACTCTTCGCGCATTTCTTTAAGGGTTGAAATTAAGGATGCTTGATTCTGGCTGATATCCTGTTTGACATCATCCATCTTTGTTTCTAATACGCTTACTCGCTCTGCAACTGTAGCCATTGGCTCGCTCTCCAATTAATGTGTCTAGAGCACGGTACTCTAGTGTATGATTAATTTGCCTTTTGTACTAGCCTAAGTTGTCTCTTGTAATGCCTTCTTGAAGTATTTAGCCCTTGACATGGAAAACTATGTTACAGCCGGGTTCATCTGTGTTGAATACAGCATGTTCTTGCTCCATAGCTTCATTAAGACCTTTGATATAGGGCACTAGAAAGAAGTCATCCTTTAATAAACCTACAGGATCTCCATCTTTTTCATATAACTTATCACGTTCTGTATAAAAATCAAAACGCCATACACGTATAATTTCTTCTGTAGCAAATCCAACTAGACTACCACGCACTTCTGTTACACTGGGCGAATGCAAGTAGGTAATGTTACTACGTATGCCTAAGGTTTGTATAACCGTATTGAAATTTTGTTCTTGCCAACGTTCTTTCTGTTTGTTAGGTTCGTTACGATATTGCCCTGTGTGGGTAATGTCTACTAGCGTGTATAACTTATATTCCATGCCTATATTTAACAGCCATAAAAAAAAGCCTAGTAAAACTAGGCTTTTCTCCTTCCCAAGACTTGCGTCTTTACCGAACAGGAATAAACTATAAAATTATAGTGTTGTACCGATTTGTGGTGTTACAGCAGTGATTGTAACTGAAGCACTTGCGTTCAATGAGTTTTGAACAGCAGTTGCGGCTAAACCAACTTGTGTAAAGTTTGGAGCTAAGTTACTTGTGTTAGCGGCAGAACCGTTACCACTGTTAGCTGTGTTAGATGTGTCAAATGCAACTAGAGCCATGAAACCGCCAGCTACTGGTGGGTAAACTGCGTAGATTTCCATGTATTGTTGTAGTGAACGAATAGCAACTGCGAACAAACTTAGTGCATCTGTGTAAGAACCAGATGAACCGTTTGAACCTTTAGTCATATCGTTTGTACCGCCTGATACTGCAACTTTGATCAAAGTAATTTGACGTGTACCAAAGTTTGTATAGTTCTCGCCTACGCCGTAGGTTTGAAGTGCTGACATTTTTCCGTAGTTGTTAGCTACTGTAGTTCCGTATAATGATGGCATAATAATCTCCTCGTTTGTCATCTTAAGCACACGACTCTGTGTGCCTTTGTATTTTTATTTAGCCCAAATATAAAAATTGGGCTTTATATGGTTAAATTTTGAGATATATGTTTGAACCAGTCTGCAGAGCCTTCTTTGAGCTTTTTCTTAGTCATTTCTGCTTTTTTACGCTCAAGATCTGCTTTTAACTGGGCTAGACGTGGATGTTCGATACCGCCCTCTTTTTCAAACCATTTGATAATATCTTCCACGCTGGATATATTGCGCCATGTTGCGCCTGGTCCTAGAGCTAGTTCTGCGGTATGTACAATATCAGTATAACGTTTTTTGTTATCTGGACTTAGTACTTGTTTGCTGGCACGATGTTTGACTGCGCCGCCAAAGCCATGATACTGTAGTTCCTTAGGTTCATATGATGGATGGCTGTTGATTAAACTGCTCATGGCCAACTGTTGGTCAACACCCTTGTAAGGGCTATTCTTATGACGATAGCTGTGCATATGATGCTCGCCTATGCCATGCGCATCCTGCATGATCATAAGGTCTATTTGATAGTAGTTGGGCAAGCCCTTGGTTTTACCAGGAGCAGGCCATGCTAGGTGTACACCATTGCCACCTTTAACACTAGGATAGCTTTTTTGTGTATGTGCTAGTACTTCATTCTTAACGTCTATATCTGATAGTTTAGGATCTAAACCTAATTTCTTTTTGATTAGATCGCTGTCCATAAACACATCTATATCACCACTTACTTCTTTGGTGGTACCATAGGGTTTATTAGTAGTAGGGTCAATTTCCATTTGATCAGGATGTTCTGGGTCAAATGATCCGCCGCCGCCTGCTTTCCAAAAACCTGTATCACCCAAGCTGTGCAAATAGGCCTGCACTTGTTTTTTGAGTTCCAAGTAGTCTGCTTTTGGAATATCTATAATTGCACCCTTAGTAGGCGTAAAATCGCCATCAAAGGTGCCGATACCCAAAGGCTTTAAGGCATTTTTACTCATTGTTTCTTACTCTCTTGGATACGTTTGACGCCACGCTTAAATTTGGTATTGTCGCCGCTACGAATACTATTGATAAATCTACGCTCTAATTCTGCGGCAGTTTCGATATCATAATTTTCACGTATTAGGTTAAGAAGGTTGATTGCACTGTCAATGACATTACTGCCACGGCTTTCTATTATGGAATCAGCATCTCTACTGACTCCTAGATCGCTCAATTCTTGCAAAATACTACGGGTGCTTTTACGCATAATTTAATATCTCTTTGTTATATTTATTTGATTGTAACATTTGTTAGAACGGAAATCAAGAAGGTTGATTTATATCAGTGTTTACGCTAATATACTAAATACTCAGTAGAAACCATGATAACGTTTCTACCGATATTACACATATACACTTAAAGGAACACAAAATGTTAAAAACCATATCAAACTGGGTCAAAAACCTAGAAAATTCATTCAGTAAACCACAAACTTACGGTAGTGGACTAGAGTACTACATTGTATCAAACAAGCCACAAAACGCCGCAGACGTAGATCGTCTAACCAAAGAATACGAAACTAATAGAAACACATTCTATTGGGCAAGGGGACTTTAATATGGCAGAAGCTATTAGAAAATTCGAAAAAGAATACGGCCCTAAATTCGCCCTATGGTGCATAGTGGCAATCATAACTTATTTGGTGATACATCAATGAAACAATTTTTTAAAGAATTTTACGAAATCGTTAAGGCAGTACAGCAAGCCCGTGCAGAAGCTA